CAAACATTTACAGGCGCATTAGGAGTAACTACTTTTACAGGAACGGCTGAAGTTAATTATACTAATTTTCAAGCTCCAATGACAGAAGATGATAATTATCCTGTTTCTGCTCACATGGCTAGATTAATAGTATTGGAGTTTATGACTAAGGAATTAATGGTAGAAGAGAAACAAATAGCTGATATACAGAATGACTCTGCGGATGATTCTAAGAAATAAAAAGAATGAAAGTAGTATTTAATAAAAAAAGTATTGACGATAACATAAAGAAGATTTTTAAAAAAGAATATAAATCAAAAATAAGCACGAGTGAAATAAATAAAATTTGGAAGGACTGGATAGATGAATGTGTAGTAAAACCTTTAAACGTAGGAACTATAGTTAAACTAGACAAAGAAAGTAAAATATGGGTAAAAGCAATTCCTGTACATAAACATAAAAGAGCTATATCTTTAAGAAGTAAAGGTTTAGCTTATGTAAGTGGAAAGATAAGAGAGGCTAATATAAACTTTGATACTTCTAAATATATTTATAAAGTAGTTTTTGAAACAGAAAGAGTTAATAAGAAAGTAAAATTATTTTACAAGCCGCACATAAGCATTAAAAAGTCTGTAAGTGATGGAATAGTAAATGGTAAATTAATAACAAGATTATAAAATGGCAATAAATAGATTAGTATCAATTAAGAACCCTATAATTAATGCAATGGACATGGCTGCTTTAGACCATGATAACCATTTACCATTATTTACACAATGGGCTACAGAAGCTGAAATGGAGATAGGTAGCTACTATCAATTTACTCGCCAATGGGCTTTATTGGATGTTTGCGGATGCACTGCTGCTCCAATACCTTGTAATGCCGTAAAGATAGAAGCTTCTATTATAGGCAATCACATGGATAACTGTTGTGGTGTATTTGGAAACATATTAGGAACAGATGGTCCTTTTATAAATCCAATTATTCAAAACACTACAGGTATGTTAGTTATTGATATTGGAAGTGGAGACAATAGTAATACATACGGACAAGTTCAGTTTCATGTTCAAAACAATAAAGTAATATTTGATGCTAAATACGGTATTAAACAAATAACTCTACAGTATATTGGATATGAATTAGATTGTGATGGGTTTATGCAAGTTGGAGAAAATCATATTCAAGCTATTACAGAATACATACTTTACAAATGGTGTTCTAGAAAGAGAAAAAAGAGTGGTGCTGACTTACAAGAAATGCAATGGCATTATACACAATGGGATAGATTATGCGCTCACTCAAGAGCATTAGATGCAGAATTAACACCAACAGATAGAGAAGAAATAGCACAAATTTACAATAACCCATTAGCAGGAAGAGGATTATTCCTTGGTATGACTAACCCTAACAGTTACGGATATGGAAGAACAGGCAATTATTAATACATTCAATAAGGGTATAAGTCAAGATGTAGATTTTATTTTACAACCTGATGGCACTTATAGAAATATGAAAAACGGAATGCTTATCTCTATGGATGGGCATCACTTCACAATAGAAATATCTAAAGGAAATAAAGCTATCAAAACTTTAACTCCTAGATATGCAGAAGATGAGTTTAATTATGATGTTGCCCCTATGCCTATGGGATTTGTTTCCTTTATAGATAAGCTAGTTGTATTTAGCACTAACGATACAGGAACAGGCGGATACGGAGAAATAGGTGTAATGACATTTAAAAAGATACAAGATGATTTCGTTTCTACATATACTCCTTATTACCACCATCCCGATTTAAACTTTTCTAAGTATCATAAAATAGAAGGGTTTTCTTTTAGAGAGAATGATATAACTGAGAGAGTTTATTTTACAGATAACAACAATGAGCCTAGAGTATTTGATATAGCTAATCCTATATTTACAACTTACATAGGAGATACTGAAATAGACATAACTTCTGTTATACCTAAACAATATATGGTTTTAGAAGGAGTTATAGAATATCCTACAGCTAGTGGTATATTTTATGGTCCTACGGATGGAAGTGGCTATATAGTTGGAAACATATTTACTTCAAACAATATAGATAGCACATACGCTTTATTAACAGCTACTGCGAAAGTAATAGAATACTATCCTATATCTTTATTAGATTGGACTCCAACTAGAAGTATGGGAGATATGAAGTTTAAAGAATATGGAGCCGGTAATAAAAACTGTGGCTCTAGTATATATTTTTATAGACTTTATTCAAATGATGGCAAAGTTTATACTACTTGGAGTTATCCTAGCTCTCCTATTCATGTGGGAATGGACAACATATCATCTGCATTAACAGGAAATGATTATAGAAACTTTGTTGGTAACGGTAGCGATACAACTATAGCCGTAAGTCCTTATTCTGTTATAATTTCAGTATCCGATATAGATACAGATTTTGATGTAATAGAATTATGCTGCGCTGAATACGACCAAATAAATGATGTTCCTTATATTACAAAAATAGTTGCTAAATCAGTTATAACTTCTACATCAATGGATTTAGAAGATAATGGAACTACTAATTTAGGAGAAGTATCTATAAATGATTTAACGTTGTTTCCCGCTAGTATTTTAAAAGTAAAAACTTTATCGACAGATAAGAATTATAATTTAATAGGAAACATAACAGAAAGAGAAGAGTTTGATTTAGATTTAACAGGAGTTACTTTAACTCAAATTGAATATCCTTTAGTTTCACATGGAGATATAACTTTATGCACAAATGGAAATGTTTATGCGGATGTTAGCCCTACAGTTGGAGTTAACCCAGGAGTCGGAGATGTGTTGCCTTATAGTAGATGGCTTGTTACGTTAGGAAATAATACTACAGATACAGTAGAATATCCTAGTGGTAGTGGTACTTTTTATGTAACAGGAGAAGTAATAACAGGAATAGAATATTCGGCAGCGGTAGGAGATGAATCTACAATAGCATTTACAGGGAGCGGAGCTGCAAGACCTTGCACTACAAGAAATAGATATACATCTATCGCAACAGGTAAAAGAGTTGAGAATGCAATAGAATTTACTAAACAAGAAAGTGCATTTTGGGATTATAAAAACCCTGCGGTAGCATCTCACAATAAAGGATATTGGAGTGATGAAAGATACAGATTTGGAATATTGTTTTTTGATAAAAAAGGCAATCCTTATTATGTAAAATATATTGATGATTTTGATTTTGATAAGGTTTACGACAAAGGAAATTTATTAGTAGAGGACCAAATAAGTAGTACATTAACATCTTATGCTTTAAATCCATCTGGAATTAAATTATCAGGTTTAGATATACCTGAATCTATAATGAATGAGATTAGTGGATTTAGTATAGTTAGAGCAGAAAGAGATAAAAGGATTTTAGCTCAAGGGCTATTAATGCAAACAGTTATAGACCCAACGATAGACGCTAATAGAATAATGCCATTACCTATTAATGTAACATCTTGGAGTCGTTGGCAAACCTTTACAAATAATCAAGGTATTTTATGTTGCTGCATCTGTCCAGATTGGTTAGTTGGATACGTTCAAAATAATACTCAATCAGGTATAGGTTATATTGGACAAAAATTAGAAGAAGCTTTTTGGTTAGATGGAGGCATTAAAGCGGATGGAGATTATCGCGTTCAAACAAGTAAAATGTTTTCAACTAAGCAACCAGACGTAGACACTAGTTATCAATCTATGACTTTGTTGAATATGAATGGCTATGGAAGTAGAGGATTTAATGAAAATGATGCTGCTTTAAGTATTATAGGAGACGGTAGACATTTTTATAATACGTTTTCTGATTTAGACCCTACCGCTATGATACTTGGCGGTAATTACAGTTGTTCTAATCCTCCAGGGTGGGTTGGAGGAGGTTCTTATATAAGAACAGTAGGTTGTAAAAAACTATTAGTTTTAACAACACCTTTTAGGATGTACGCATACCCTGGCACTAATTATGATGAATGGAGCGCAAGATTTGAGGCTACAAAAATTGTAGTTAATTATTTATCTAATAAAGATAAAGCTTCTCAATATGGGGGTCAAGGAGATTCTGCAATAGCAGATACTTTATACATATCTACGGGTCATTTTCAACCTATTAACGATGTCGTTAAAGCGGATACTTTAAATGGAAATTTTCCTAGCGGAGAAAACAAATATACTTTTAATGATATAGAAGTTTTTGGAGGAGATTGTTTCACTAATCTTATAGATATTGGATGGGGTTTATGGAATAATGCTTTTTTTCCAGACAATCAGTCAATGGCTTACTCTATGTTTATTCCAATGGAGTGTAGTGTAAACTATAATTTAAGAAGGGGTATGAAGGCATCTAATAAAGGCATGTACCCAAATGGCTCAATAGCTTGGGATAACGGTTTAGCAACAATATTAGAACAATACCAATACAATAAAGGTTATAGCACAGATGGAACTGTTGTTAAATATCCTGCATTACCTTTTAATTTTCAGTTTAGTGGAAGGTTTGAATATAGAACTAGATTTGCAGGAGTTAAATATCCTGGTGAATCTATAGATTCATTTAGAAAGTTTCTACTTAATGATTATAAAGATTTAGATGGTCAGTTAGGAGAAATCAATAATATTCGTTCTAAGGACGGTAGAGTGCTTATATGGCAAAACCATGGAGTTAGTTCTGTTCCTATCTTAGAAAGGCAATTATTAGCTGCCACAAGCGGTGCGGCAACTACTATTGGTACAGGTGGAGTAATAGACCGTTTTGACCCTATTAATTCTTATTATGGCAAT